AAAGCAAAAGCAAAAGCCGAAATGGAAAAATTAGAAACTGAAGTTTCTACTGCGGTATCTGGCGGAAATGGTTACGGCTTTATTATAGGTTGACAATTATTTTAACCTATATTAATATTGTCTTATGAAAAAGAAACTGCTTGTTATAGGTCATGGTCGTCACGGTAAAGATACCGTATGCGAAATTTTACGAAACAAATTTAATTATAGTTTCGAAAGCAGTAGCCAATTCTGCTCTAAATTGTTTATTTACGATCTATTAAAAAACAAGTACAACTATTCTTCAGAGGAAGAATGTTACAGTGATCGTCACAATCACAGAGCAGAATGGTACAATGCCATTTGTGATTACAATGTTCCCGACGCTGCTAGACTAGGTCGAGAAATCTTTAAGGCGCACGATATCTATTGCGGACTTAGAAACAAGCGTGAATTTTTTGCAATGAAAAACACTGGCGTATTTGATTATGCGATTTGGGTAGATCGTAGTGACCATTTGCCTGCCGAATCAAAAGATAGCATGAGCCTTGAACAGTGGATGGCAGATTATACAATTGATAACAATGGTACTATTGCAGATTTAGAATTTAATGTAAACCAATTAATGCACTATTCAAAAATCAGGCAATAAATCTCCCTGCTTCCACTTGTATCCTTCTTTTTGTATAATTCGTTGACAATTTGCACAAATAGTTTTTAGATTAGTTGGTCTAGAATTATTTAAATCCCCGTCAATATGGTAAACATTGAATTGTTCTGAATGTTTGCTTTTAAAACCACATTTTTCGCAAACATCTTTTTTCTTATATCCAAAAAATTGCCATCGTGGAATTCCATAGCCTATTCCATTCTTTAAACAGATCTCACATTTTTTTCTATAATAGGCTTTGTTATTTTTATAGTAGTTAATTGCTGCTGGACGCTGTCCACATAGGCATAATGGTCTCATATAGATATTTACACCTTTTTCTCCCTTTTTTGATGTGTATAATAGCGGTTTTAATTAATCGTTATATAAATATATACAATAACGTCCACAAGGAGAAACAACATGGCATTAGTATCACCAGGTGTAGAGGTACAGGTAATTGACGAAAGTTTTTACCTACCTGCTGCGGCTGCTACAGTACCTATGATTTTTGTTGCTACAGCAAGTAACAAAACAAGCAATAGTGGTACAGGTGTAGCATCCGGTACATTACAAGCAAATGCAGGTAGACCGTATTTGTTAACTAGTCAAAGAGAACTAGGAGAAACATTCGGAGATGCAATATTTTACACCGATAACATCAACAACCCAATTCATGGTTATGAACTAAATGAATATGGTTTGCAAACTGCATATTCACTTTTAGGAGTAACTAATAGAGTATACGTTGTAAGAGCAGACTTAGATTTAGCAAAATTACAGCCACAGTCAACTGCTCCTGGCGGCGAACCCGAAGATGGTGCTTATTGGTTTGATACACAAGTTACACAATTTGGTGTATTAGAATGGAACGGTGCTCCTCTATTTACAACAGGTGGACAAAGTTTTAGTAGAGTAACTCCATTAGTCATTACTGAACTAAGCCAAGTAACTGGAAGTTTAACTGCTCCCGGTGCACCAAAAGAATCTGTAGGTGCTGTAGGTGATTATGCTGTAGTTGCAATAACAACTTTAAATACTCTATGGTACAAAAATAGATCAGGTACATGGGTAGGTGTAGGATCTGCAGACTGGATCGAAAGTTGGCCAACAGTACAAGGAACTACTGCAAATCCTACCTTAACTTTTGGTAATGTTATTACAATTAACACAGTATCAACAACAGTGCCTGCATCGCCCAACAACACTGTTACAGGATTAGCATCTGCTATTAACGTTACAAGTATTCCGGGTGTAAGTGCAGCAGTTGTAGACGGAAGATTAGAATTGTATTCAGATGGCACAAGTGCAAGCGATGGTACAACAGTAGACGGAAAAGTTGAAATTAGTGGAAATGCACTTGCTCAACTTGGAATGGCTGCAGGCACATATCAATCACCATCAGTTGCAGTTGCACCTCATACACAGGTACCTACATTTAAAATAACTGATACATATGCAGGTCAACCTACAAATATTAGCAATAGACCAACAGGATCACTATGGTTAAAAACAACAGAACCAAACGGTGGTGCTAACTTTAGAGTTAAAATTTATAATGCTGATACTCAACTTTGGGAAGTAGTAACAGCACCGGTATATCAATCAAATGTAGAAGCAATATATTCATTAGATAGATCCGGCGGAGGTGCAAATCTACGTGTAGGCGACATTTATGTCAAAGCCAACGTTGAAGAAGACAGCAACAAACTCGGCACTTGGAAAATATATCGCAGAGTTACTAATGGTGCTACAACAATTGTAAGTAAAAAAGTTCTTGCAGGAACAAATAATATAGGTGCAAGCAACAACGAGTTTACAATTTCGGAAACACTAGTAAATAATTCATCATTTACAACACCAGTTACTGTAAGTTTTACTACAACAGGTGCTAGTACCGATGCTGATGCTTTAGCAGGTGCAATAAATGCAGCAGGTCTTGTAAACGTAACAGCATCAGTAGACAATCAAAACAGAGTTGTAGTTACACATAGATTAGGCGGCGAAATTAGATTTGTTGACACAGATGGAACACTAGGCGTAATGGGCTTTATTCCGTTTGACGGAACAAATACTGCTACTATCGCTAATACAACTGCTAATCTATATTATACTCCAGGCACAGATAATTTAGACGATCCAATGTCTTATACTGCAAGTAATTGGAAAGTATTAGCATACACTGCTTCAGAAGATGAACCACTAGATTTAACTGCTGACGGCGAACTATGGTATAATTCAATTGTTGACGAAGTTGATATAATGATACATGACGGATTAAATGGATGGTTAGGTTATCAAAACGTATATCCTGATAGTAATCCAACAGGTCCAATGGTAACAGCAAGTCAACCTACTGAACAAGTAGACGGAACTGCACTTGTTGAAGGTGATCTTTGGATAGATACAAGTGATCTAGATAACTATCCTATTATTTACAGATATAACGCAACATTAGAAGAATGGATTCAATTAGATAAAACTGATCAAACAACAGAAAACGGTGTTCTATTTACAGATGCTCGTTGGAGTGATGCAGGATCAGATTCAGAACCAGCATCAATTGAAGATCTTTTAACAAGTGACTATCTAGACCCAGATGCTCCAGATCCTGCCCTTTATCCAAAAGGAATGCTATTGTGGAACCTACGTCGCAGTGGTTTCAATGTAAAGCGTTTTGTGCGTAATTACATTGACTTAGCAGGCGACAATGAAAGATTTGGTGATGAAGCAATGGATGGTTATTATCCACACCGTTGGGTAACTGAATCAGGCAACAACCAAGACGGTTCGGGTACATTTGGAAGACTAGCACAACGTAAAGTTGTCGTTCAGTCCTTACAAGCAATGGTAAACAGCAACCAAGATATTAGAGATGAAGAAGGTCGTCAGTTTAACCTAATTGCTTGCCCAGGATACCCAGAGTTAATCGGAGAAATGATTACTCTTAACGTTGACCGTAGATTAACTGCATTTGTTGTAGGCGATACACCTGCAAGATTAACACCAGATGCTACTTCACTAAATGAGTGGGCAGGAAATCTAAGAAGCGCAGTCGAAGACAATGATCTAGGTGCAGTAAGTTTTAACGAATATATGGCAATGTATTATCCATGGGGCTTTACAAGTGATAACGCAGGAAGAAACGTTGTTGTACCTCCAAGTTACATGGCCTTAAGAACAATAGTACTAAATGACCAAGTTGCGTATCCATGGTTTGCACCGGCAGGTACAAGACGCGGTGGTGTTACAAACGCAACAAGTTCAGGTTACATTAATTCAGAAGGCGAATTTGTATCAATAGCACTAAACACTGGACAAAGAGATACACTATACGAAAATGCAATTAACCCAATTACATTTATTAGTGGTGCAGGTCTAGTAGTATTCGGTCAAAAAACTCGTGCAAGAAATGCCAGTGCCCTTGACAGAGTTAACGTAGCAAGATTGATAGTTTACATGAGAGTTCAATTAGAAAGATTGGCAAGACCATACTTGTTTGAACCAAATGATAAAATAACTAGAGATCAAATTAAACAAGCAGCAGAAGCATTTTGTTTAGAACTTGTAAGTCTAAGAGCACTTTATGATTACTTAGTAGTTTGTGACGAATCTAACAATACACCTGCTAGAATCGATCGTAACGAACTATGGTTAGATATTGCAATTGAACCAGTGAAAGCCGTTGAATTTATTTACATTCCATTGAGAATAAAGAATACAGGTGAAATCGCTGCACTCGGTGTATAAGAATATTGGGGCCCTTTTTATAGGGCCTCAATAAAGATAAATACACACGTATTAGGAGATTATAATGCCAATAACATCATTAACAAATATATCGATACCAACAGAAGCAGGAGGCTCAAATTCATCACTTTTGATGCCAAAACTTCAGTATCGTTTTAGAGTATTACTTAACCAGTTTGGTGCAGCCGCAGGAGCAGATCAAACTAGAGAAATTACAAGACAAGTTGTGGACGTAACTCGTCCTAACGTAACTTTTGAACAAATCACACTTGATGCTTATAACTCAAGAACATATCTTGCAGGTAAGCATACTTGGGAACCAATTACATTAACACTACGTGAAGATGCTAATAACAACGTTCAAAAGATTGTAGGTCAACAACTGCAAAAGCAATTCGATTTCTATGAGCAAGCAAGTGCTGTAGCAGGCGGAACCTACAAGTTTACTACTAGAATTGAAATCCTAGATGGTGGCAATGGAGCATTTGGTCCAACTATTATTGACAGATTTGAACTAGTTGGTTGCTATGTAGAAAGTGCTAACTATAATACATTAGCATATGCAACAAACGATCCTGTTACTGTTACATTAACAATTAGATATGATAACGCAATTCAATTCGGCCAAGATGGTGCAGAATTCTTCGGTATAGGAGAAGCACTAGCAAGAGCAACAGCAGAATCAAATGGCGGAACTCAAGTTACAGGTGGTTCTGTTACCTAATACACAATAAAATTGGCATTATTAAGCGGGGATTATTTCCCCGCTTTCTCATTATAAGACGCTATTATTTTTTAGATAAATACTTTTATGCTGTTTGATTTATTAAGAATTCCGTTAGAGCCTGATACACATCTTAGAGATGCACGTCATGCCCATCAAATATTCAATATAAATAATTTTGAGTTTTCACCAAAAGTAAAATTTTTATATCACACAGTTTTTGTGTTAAATCCAGAAGCAAGAGCACCTACAACTTTTGAAAATTTAAAAGAAATTTCAGTTCTTACTAAAAGTGTAGATCTTCCTCAGTATAGGTCAACAGTAGAAACAAAGCAGCAATACAATAGAAAAAAGAATGTACAAACAAGAATTGACTATCAAGAAGTTAGATGTACATTCCACGACGACAACGTCGGATTAACTAGAAAACTCTTTGAAGAGTACTATAGATATTATTGGCGCGATGGAAATAAAAATAATGACGGTTCTGTTGTAGATTACAACCCAAGAGACAAATTTGATAATTATGTACCTAAATACGGATTAGACAATAATACAGCACAGCCATTTTTTAAAGAAATTAGAATTTATCAATTAAGCAGACAAGATTGGTTTGCTTATACTTTAGTTAACCCATTAATTACTCAATGGGGGCATGATACATTAGATTATTCTCAAGGTTCTGGTATTGTAGAAAATACCATGACATTGGCATATGAAGCAGTATTATACAATCAAGGTAGAATACAAATTGACGGTGCGCCGGAAGGATTTGGCGATGCTAGTGTAGGTTATGATATAACACCGAGTCCTCTAACTGCGGTAGACAATAATAAAATATCTAGAAATTCAGATCTTATTTCAGTAATAAATGATATTAAAAACTTTTCTAATATTTTTCAAAATATATCTAGAAATCCACAACAAGGATTGTTTAATCTATTAACTGATAATAGAATTGGCGGATTACAAGGATTAGCATTTCCAAAAAGAAATACACAAGAAACAGTATCTCTAAGCAGTGTACAATCAAGAAATATTAAAAATCTTGATCCAGATACTATTAGAAGAAATTTAACTACAAATAAAGCAGCGTTAGATACCGTTGTTAAACAATCACTGGCATCTGGTGCTTATGGTCCTGATTGGAACAGTTCTAATTTTTCAAGATACGATTCTTTATCTAATACAGAAAAAACAGCAATTCAAACTGAAGTCATTAATCGAGCATCGGGATCAGATAAAAAAATACAACAGATAGCAAGCAAAGTATTGGCGAGATAAAAACATGTCAACAAGTACATTATCTAATTTTAAAATTGATACAGCAAATGATACAACAAAACTGTTTAACAGACAATTTCAAGAAGAGTTAGGATACAAAACCAATGAAGTTGATGCGGTAATAGGATATTTTCTTAAAAGAGGATTCGATGAAACTGCTGCGATTAATACTGCATTGGTGTTATTGAGACAAGCAAGCATTGATAAGATGCCTGCATTTAAATTAATAGATACTTTAAAAGGTATAACAGACGTTCAACTTAATAATATTATTGCACAAATTCTAAATTTAAATAGAAACAAATCTAGTGTGTTAGGATACAGAATACCGCCTAATACCGATTTATTTGATCAAAGAAATATAATTGTTTAATGAAATGGGCCAGAGGTAAGTATAATCTTAAAAATCCCGAAAAATATTTAGGGAACAAAACTCCCTTATATAGAAGCAGTTGGGAGTTTACATTTATGAAAATGTGTGACGAAAATCCTAGCATATTAAAGTGGGCAAGTGAATCCGTTAAGATACCTTACAGAAATCCGTTTACTGGAAAATATACCATTTATGTTCCTGACTTTTTAATACATTATATAGACGCTAGTAACAAATTACACACTGAATTAATAGAAGTAAAACCATTAAACCAAACAAGTATTAAAGAAGCAAAGAAAAATACAACCAATCGAGCACACGTTGCACTTAATAGTGCAAAATGGGAAGCAGCGCGATCATGGTGTAAACAAAATGGCGTTACTTTTAGAATCATAAATGAAAATGATATATTTCATAACGGAAGGAAAAGATAAATAATAGTAGCATATTATGGAAACTATTATGACAAAAAAACTAGAAGATTTACTCGGCCTTCCTGAATCAAAAGAACTTATTAAAAAAGTTGAAAAAGAAGAACGTAAAAAAGAAAAAAAAGCAGAAGTAATCGATCAAAAAAGAGCCCTTAGAGATCTAGCCGAATATGATAAAATTGCTGCTGCATTACCTGCTGTCGAAGGACTAGGAAAAATAGCAGACGACGAATTAAACGAACTAGCAGACAAAGCATTACAAGCATATGAAGATCTAATGGATCTTGGAATGAATGTTGAAAGTCGTTACAGCGGTAGATTGTTTGAAGTTGCAGGCAATATGTTGAAAACTAGTCTAGATGCAAAAGTTGCAAAGTTAGACAAAAAACTTAAAATGATAGAATTACAATTGAAAAAAGAAAAACAAGATAAAGAAAGCAGTACAGAAGACAACATAATCAATGGTGCAGGTTATGTAGTAACTGATAGAAATAGTTTATTAGAAAAGCTTAAAGGGCTTGATAAAGATAAATAGTATAAGTAATTGGGATTATTTCGATGAGATCATTTAGTGAAATTTTAAAAGAATCTAAAAAAACCTATCAATTTAAGATAGGTGTTGCAGGAGAATTGCCTGAAGGTTTTGTAAATCGTTTAGAAATGGCATTGGGAAAATTTAGTTTAGTAAAACTATCGCCAGGTAAAAAGACACCTATTCAAGAAAGACCTTTAGATTTCCCTCAATTACAAAACACAGAAGTTACATATTTTGAAGCAGAGTTAAATTACCCAACAATTGCACCCGTATTACAAGAGCATTTAGGTATTAGTTGTTCTGTAGAAAAAACAAAAATAATAGTAAGAAATGCTAACGAACCTGTTGAAAGAATACAAAACTTAGAAACAGAAGAAGTTTATGAACCTATGCTTACAAAAGAAGATATGGGCGGAGAATCTGCACAATCAAATGTAGGAAAAAATAGAGTGATGGATCTACTTAAAGAGTTAGAATCTGCTAGAAAAGAAAGAACAGATCCAATAGCAGAAACTCCAAAAGGTAAAGAAACCAAGATGGATGAAAAAACAAATAATAAAAGTGTCGTAGGGAGTTAACATATGGACATGAAAGCACTTATTCAGCGTATGACTGATATTGAGAACAATAAAAAATCACAACTTAACGAATCATTTATAAGTGAATGTGGCATGGAAGGTCCTATGGCTCCTACAACACCGCCACCAAGCGTATCTATTAATTTAACAGCACAAGGCATCGATCAAATACAAGAACTATTAAGTTTAATGAAACATGCAGGGTTAGAAAAAGCAGCAGTAGTAAGTACTGATATGATGCCTGTTAGACAAGATATGGAGAGACTTCGTGGTATTGTAGACAACACAAACATGGAATCAGATGCTGTTTATAGTGACGTTATTACAGATGAAGAATTTGCAAATGAACCAGATGAAGAATATCAAGATCATAACTATATGACTCAAGATTTAAGCGGCGGAATTAATAAACAAAAAACAATGTATAAGGCTGCACAGCGTGGCGATAACGCAATGGCAGTTGAATCAGACGATTATGTAGGTGCAATAGAGCATTGGGACGGCACTATTGTTTATCCAAAAATAGGAGATACTGTAGAACTATTTTACAGTAGTTATACAGACGGCCCGGAGGCGGATCATAAACCAAACGCAATAGGTAAAATTGTAGGTAAAGGTGATAGAGACGAAACTTTTATTATTAAATGGAAAGATCAAACATCAGGAGATGTTGAAACTGACGAATTTAGTGCAATTGACGAATTTAGAATTTTAGATAAAGATGCAGAAGATCCAAATCGAATCAAAGGTCGTAAACAAGGACAGTTAGGCTTACAAGGCGGAAAAACTGGCAGCAGACGTGTCGGATCGCCAAAAACTAAAGATGATTATACAAGTGCTCTTCATTACGGTGAAGACATAGCAGAAACAATTAAAACTCAACTATACAAAGCACTTGCAGAAAAGAAAGCCAAGCCAGACTTTCTTGATATGGACAAAGACGGCAACAAAAAAGAACCAATGAAAAAAGCAGTTGCTGACAAGAAGAAAAAAGTCCCTGTCAAAGAGTCCGAAGAAGATTTAGAATATGCAAAAAAATATCTACGATATCTGCAAAGAATGGATGCAAGTACAGCAAGAATTTATAAACAAAAGAAAAAAATTGCAGATTTAGAAAAGAAAAAAGAACCTGTTAAAGAAGTATCGGATCAAGATCGTTTAAGTGCAAGAAAAGTCCAGAGAGATGCTCAGACTGCTCGCCACGGTACTGAGCGTAAACCAGGTGAAAGCATGGCAGCATACCTTGCCCGTGCTGACAAACTA